AGTGGGGTACACTACAATGATAGAGTTTGGAGAATGGTTGCCAGACCAATCAGATTTAGGAAATTCTGGTGTACTAGAAGCAAAGAATGTTTTGCCATCAATACGAGGTTACGTGCCGATGAAAAGTTTGGCACAAATATCTGGTGTTGCTGATAACTACATACGTGGCATGTTTGCAACAAGAAAGCAAGATGGTACAGTGCAACTGTTTGCAGGAGATAGTGCAAAATTATATAGATATGCAAGTGCCGACTCTGATTTAGATAGTGTGTCTACCAGTGGAAACTACACATTGGGAACAGAAGATGTGTGGAAGTTTGTTCAGTTCGGTAATTCACTGATCGCTGCCGGTGGTCACAACCAAGTATTGCAGGAGTTTAATATTGAGAGTTCGAGTAATTTTGATCCGATTAGTGGAGCACCTGCAGCAAAGCATATTGCAGTTGTACGAGATTTTGTTGTCACTGGTAATGTTAAGTATAGTGGCAATACTCACTCTGATCGTATTTATTTTTCTGCCATCAATGATCCTACTGATTGGACTATTGGCACTAATCAAACAGATATTCAAACAATACCAGATAAAGGACAAATAACTGGTCTTGTCGGAGGCAACGTAGGTGTCGTGCTTTTACAGAAAGGTATTGCACGTATCGAGTATGTTGGCAGTCCTATCATATTCTCTGTAGAGATGATTGAGACTACTCATGGTTGTGACTTGTCAAATTCAGTAGTCGCACTAGGAACGTATGCAATATTTTATCTCTCGCCAGATGGTTTCTTTATGTTTGACGGACAGAGGTCAATCCCCATTGGTTCAGAGAAAGTTGACACATTCTTCTATGATGACTTAAATCCTGCATTTACACATCGATTGACGGCTGCGATAGACCCACAAAATCAAGTCGTTATGTGGTCATATCCAAGCATCGCATCAACAAGTGGCGATCCGGATAGAATGTTGGCATATAATTATGCAATCAATAAATGGAGTCTGATCGAACTCGACCACCAAAGTTTGGGTACAATACTGATCCCAGGCAGTACACTTGAGGAATTAGACAATATCAATTCATCAATAGATGCACTTGGCACAAGTCTTGATAGTCCTTTATTCAAAGGCGATAGTTTTACATTAGCTGCATCAAAAGATAAAAAGATACATACGTTTACCGGCACACCATTATCGGCAACTGTTACGACTCGTGAGTTCGAGATAGCACCGATGCGAACAAGTGTGATAAACAAAGTCATACCATACGTGACGGCAAAAAACCCAGCAGTACAACCAACCTTATCTGTATCGGTAGGTAGCCGGTCAAAACAATTAAACGATGTGACATTCACAAGTGCATCCTCACTTAGCGATGACAACTTTTGCAATGTACGTTCACATGGTCGTTACCATCGTGTACGTGTAGAGACAAGTGGAGACTTCAGATATTTGTTAGGATGTGACATTGAGGGTGCAACATTAGGTAAAAGATAATGACAGAGTTCAACTATCGTAAGTTGCCACCTCAAGGAGGAACACCAAGAGAGATTGCATCTGTTGTGAACTTACTTGTCGATGGCAAGAATAATGCAACTGGCACGTTCACATTGACTGCGAGTGCAACAACAACACAAGTAACAGATTTGAGAGCAGGTACAGATAGTGTCATACTTTATGTACCTACCACTGCAAATGCCTCTGCCGAAATAGGTGCAGGTACAATATTTATTTCTGCAAGAGCAGATAGTAGTTTTACTATCACTCATGCAAATAATAGCCAAAATGATAGGACTTTTATTTACGCCATAATCGGATGAATTTACTACCAATACCGATGGCCCAACTTGACGACATGTGGGTACACATCGAACCAATAATTAAACGTGCCGTTCTACTAACTCCGGATAGGATTGGAACTGAGGATTTGTTGGATGCTGCAAAAGCAGGTCAATATCTTCTTTGGATCGTCTACGAAGAGAAAGATAAGAACAAGATCATACAAGCAGTTCTTAGCACACGAGTACTGCAATATCCAAAGACAAAGGCTTTTGCCATTGATTTTGTCGCAGGTACAAACATGAAACAGTGGTTACCAATCGTCATGGATAAATTTGAAGAAGTCGCAAAGTTAAATTCATGCACACATATCGAGGGATATGGTCGCACTGCATGGAGTCGATATCTAAAGAAATACGGATGGAATGTCCGACACATACAATATGAGAAGAGGTTATAATGAGTAAAGGAAGATCAGTATCGACTACGACACAAAGTGTCCAGATACCAGACTACTTACAAAACGTACAACAAGAGGTCTTTCAAGCTGCAAGAGATTTCCAACCGGAAGTTTTTCAAGGCGATAGATTTGCTGCAGTCAATCCACTTGAACAAGCACAACTAGAAAGATTACAACAATTCGGACAAGACTCAGGGTTGATAGCCGATACTAGTGGTGCAGTTGGTAATTTATTATCCGGCACTATTGGGCAACCAACTTTGTTACAACAAGAGTTTGAAAGAGATTTAAGTCCAGAGTTTTTAGATCAAGTTATCAGAGATCGTATCGCAGATCAAACAGATGCCATAACGTCACAATATTCGATGGCAGGTAGACTTGGCAGTGATGCCTTTGGTAGTGCATTAGGTCGTGGCATTGGAACTGCCGTTGCACCTCTTTTGGCAGACCAACAAAGATTTGAGGCAGATCGAAGAGCACAGTTAGCAGGTCAGATATCTGATGCAGAAAGACTTGCAGGTGCATTACAACTACAAGGCATAGGTGCAGTACCAAGTGTCCAAAATCTCGAACTACAAAGAATACAAGGTCTCGGTTCTGCCGGAGAACTCCAAAGACAAATGGACACAAGAAGTATCGTTGCAGAACAAGCACGAATAGCAGAAGAGAATGAGGCAGAAAGACAACGACTCAATGCCTTACTTCAAGCTGCAGGTGCAGGAGAGGTCGGTATCGGACAAGTGACAACTCAACAAACACCAGGAGGGGGTATTGGAAGCACATTATTGGGTGCAGGTCTATTAGCTAGTGGGATAGCAGACTCCGGTCTAGTTAGTGCAGGTATACCATTCTTAACAAGTATTTTTGATTGAGGCAAGGCATGGCAACTAAAGCACAAAAAAGAAAATTAGAAAGACTTGAGAGAAGTGCGAGATCAACAAATATATACAGTGATGGAAATAATTTACGTAAAACAGACCCACAACGTTATGCAAGAGAAAAAATAAAAAGACGTAAGGCATACGAAGATTTTGCACGTTCAATCGGCAGACCAATAAGAGCCCCTAAAGATGTACGCAGGAGGATGGCAAATGTTGCTGCCTCAAGTGATGGTGGTTTTATCAACCGATTGATGAACACACCAAATGATATGAGGAATCGTAGTCCAAGACTAAGTGACTTTCCACCAAGGTATGATGCTTTATTTAGCAGAGAAGTTGCACAAGGCAGTGGTACGGGTATAGGTCAACAACCTCGTGGTTCTGACATCAACAGAGACGTTGCACAACAACTCATCAATCAACAAGTGGCACAAAACTTGGCAAGTGATCCAAATTTCTATCAACAAGGTCAACCTAGAGGATCAGACTTTGCAACAACAAGAACATCAACAACACAACTTACGGCTCCACGTATTACACCTCGTGCCGTAGATTTAGGATTGCTGCAAACAAACATGGGTCAAGTTGATCCTAGTTTTATACCGATTGTAAACTTTGGTATTGGTATTGGCGATGCAGGTATCATCACAAATCGTGGTCTTGAAAATGAACTTGGGCAGAATTTTGCAAGTTTAGTCGGAGGCTTCGATGGTGTAAATATCGACCCAACACTACCCAATATAAACGTCAGACGAGCACGTGATGACCAACAAGGGTTACTCACTGGTTTCTATAGACCTTTTGGGGTTACAGCAAGTGGTCGTCAAATAGGTTTCGATGACTTATCGTTTGCACAACAACAAGCACTCAATGAGTTTGTAAGACAAAGAGAAAATCAACTAAGAGGTGTCGTACCACAAAATTATGGCATCGACTTAAGAATGGCTAGAGGAACTTAACATGGTAACAAGAGCAGAACGAGGCAGAGAAGATTTTAGGAGATTTCTAAACTTCATAGGCCCATCACAAGCACAAGCACAAAGACGAAGTGTTATGACAGGCAATCCCATAGTGCAAGGAGGTCTTCTTGATCCCCAATCAGTTGCAATGCAACCAGGGGTGGGTCGTGGAACAGATGCATTTACTAGTCAAAATATCCCACTATACACACCACCAGTTGCATCAAGTGGTAACCGATTTGCAGTGAACACAATACCAACCATGCCAAACATCGGTGTTGATGTCGAACGACCAAGATTTAGTTTTGGTCAAGGACTGCAAAATATATTCAACAATCCAACTGCTCTT